AAGGCATGATGATATATGGGGCGGATATATCTTTCAGAAGTTTATGGAAAAAAGAAATGAGCGAATGACTTATGGTTATCCGATTGTTTGGCATGATACTATTATTGATGCAAAGCATGATGAGCAAGAAGAGTCCGGCATGGTTGAGTTTGAAAATACTTTTATTCAAGCCGTAGATAACGCCATGACTAAAGTCGAGTCGAACACTTACGAGGATATGATGTGGCAGTTTTCAAAGATTGTGGAGATGGATTGGAAGGGTACGGAATGGGAAAGTTTAATCAAGCCGCTTAATTGGTGGGCTAATTTATTTACACATGAAATTCATAAGGTCAAGTAAAGAGAATAATCCGCCACTTCGTGATGTGAATCACAGAGATGATCCGCCGGTGTGTTTGAATTGCGGTGCGAATCTAACACCAGTAAAGGACAAAATAACTAGGGAATCATTAAAGTATCTGTGGTATTGCATGTTTTGCGACCCAGACAGAAAAACATTGATATCCATAGGATAGAAGTTATCCACAGATGATACTTGCAATAGATTGGTATTATGGTATTATGTAAAAGTATGAAGATATTTACACCAGAATTTATTATCTACACAATATGGGCTGTTATAATCGTCTTGTTTATTGCGGCCTGTTATAACTTAAAATGAAAAAATATATAACAGTAACAATAGCATTTCTTGCCTTGATGATTTGTTTGCCAGTTAAGGCTCAATTGGATAGTCAGGCTGGTTGCGGTAATGGGTTGTATGATATTCCCTGTTTAGGAATGGTTATACCAGCTACACCTATAACTACTCCTGACTATTCTCTTGTTCCCGGTGCGAAAATTGCACAGAAGACTTTTGGATCATCTCTTTCATCATCGACAGACGCTACGAGTACTATGGCTACTTCAACCGAAGCCACGACTACTCCCGTTTATTCTGTATATAAGTTCTATGCTTATGGAGCGGAAATAGAGGACTATGGAACATCATCTGAACAGGTTATAGATAATTATTTTAATGAAAAATTGAATCAATGTATTGAAATGTATAAAGGATGGGGAATCGATATAAGTGTTCCCGTTGAAATAAATCAAACTACCCCATGTTATTGGGAATGGTCTACAACAATTCAATCTAACGAAATATGGCCGATTCAATAAAAAAGAAGGGAATTGTAATATCAACATGTAAGGCAACCATAGACTTCTTGGCTCTATGCCTATTGTCTATTCCGAAAGGATACAAGGTGGCTATAGTGATAAACAATTCAAACGATTATCCGGGTACAATGCTTTTGCCGGAGAACCTTCAACTGCGTGAAGTGACTATTTGCAAGAATGATTGGAATGGATTTGAGCTTGGCGGTATTCAACGCGGGGCAGAGTTGTTTGATGAGTTCGTATTCTTGACTGATACCTGCATAATCAAAAACCCGGATTTGATTGAAAAGCTATTTGCCCATGAAGGCAGTATGAGTTTGTGCGGCAATTTCTTTTCTTATCTCGGTAAATTCGTAAGCTCTAAACTTCGTGAGGTTGGAATGCCACGGGTTGAAAACAAGAAGCAAGCCATACATGAAGAAAGATTTTGGACAGAGAAATATATTACTTCCGATCCGAACTATAAATTATTCGATCCACAGCTCCCTATTGAGACAGATGTATTTGGAGAAGTACATGGAGAGAATAGAATGATTATTGAGAATGAATTTTTGGTGAAGTATAAAGGTACTTATGGTGCAAATGCTGGACAAGTAAAATGAATAACTTTGAACCCTTACATCTTGACTTACAGGGTTGGCATGGAGACCATCCTATTTTTGCTGAATTGATCGATAAGATTAAACCAAAAGTTATTTTGGAGGTGGGAAGTTGGAAAGGTCAATCGGCTATTACAATGGCAAAAGCTCTTAAAAATCTTGGGATTTTTGATACTAGAATTTATTGCATAGATACTTGGCTTGGTTCAGAAGAAATGATGACGCGAAGACCAGAGGATAAAGAGCGAGATTTGCGATTGGTCAATGGTTATCCTACGATTTATAATCAATTCCTTTCAAATATAATACAAACTGGCGTATTTGATTTGATTACAGCAGTTCCTAATACTTCGGTGATCGGTGCCAGGGTTGTGCCTAATGGAGACTTGATTTATGTGGATGCTAGTCATGATTATGAAAGTGTAAAGCAAGACATAAAGATTTACTGGGAAAAATTAAACAAAGGCGGCATTATGTTCGGTGATGATTACAATACATGGGATGGAGTTAAAAAAGCCGTGAATGAGTTATTTCCGTCTGCTACTATTATTGATGGAAACTTTTGGATAGTGAATAAGTGATATAATAAATATGCGGGTAAGAAGCAGGTGCTTCATTCGGCCTCACGCGCCGAGTCAGTCGGATCGTTACCGAAGCCCGCAAAAGATTACGAAACGCGTTTCGCCAAGTTATCCACAGGAAAAAACTTGCCAAAAGGCATTGTGGTATTTATAATTATTTTAACATGGCAAACATCGCAGTAGTAATCCCCGTCATCAACCTATTCCAAACTTACACAAAGCAATGTCTCGACTCTATAAAATCCAAACACGAAATAAATATAATTTTTATAGATAACAATTCTACAGACAATACAAAAACCGAATGTCTTAAACTCCAATCTAATCATTTTCTATATCAAAGAAATGAAGAGTCATGGTCGTGTGCAAAAAGCTGGAACTGGGGGGTGATTAAGGCATTTGAGCGAGGAGCAGATTATGTTTTGATAATAAATAACGACATCGTACTCCACCCAGATTGCATAGATCGTCTAGTGGAGCGTTTTGAAAGGCATGAAGAGGGTGTAGTTTTTATTACAGCTATGGATAGGCGGGGGGAAAATCCTAATGTAAAAGACTTTCTTGCTTTGAAGTCCGCAGATTTTGAGAAAGTGCCGGAAGCCGAGCATCCACATTACTCATGTTTTATGATAAACAAAAAATACTGGGATAAGATAGGTGTGTTTGATGAGGAGTTTGTCCCTTGCTATTTTGAGGACAATTCTTCACACTATAAAATAAAACTCACAGGACTTAAAGCGATTGTATATCCACCTGCTTTGTTTTATCATTATGGATCAAGGACTTGGAATGAAGGAGTTACTCATTCTACTTTTGAAAGGAATTTGAAGTTTGAAAGAAATCGTGAGGTGTATGTAAAGATGTGGGGAGGCACACCGGGAAATGAAACATTCAAGACGAAGTTCAACAAATAAAATGTTTAACCTATTCAAAAAACAAAAAGTATTGACTGCGGAAGAGCAGAAAACTGCTAATGAAATGGTTGAGCATTTCCGTGCTACCACTCTTAAAAACAATACCGATGCTCTCATTAAAGGCATCGGCGGAGTTTTGACCGAGTTCGCTAGAACGATAAATGATAATACCAATATCCAAACCACATCTCTTTCACGAGACTTGAAAAGATTTGTGTCAAACGGAGAATATAAAACCGTATACGCTTTCTATTTTATGAAGAAAGATGCAAAGATGAAGATTATGATGACCGCTATGGATTATCCCGTGTTGGTTCAAGTGATTGCCAAGAATGATTATGATGCAATCGATCAAGCAAAAAGGGCTTTGACTAAAATGAATTATAAGCCAGATGAGTGGGATGCAATCGTTACTAACAAGATTGATTTGTCAGTAGAAATACCGAAAGAAATTGCGATTGAAAAGAAAGAATTAACTTTACCCGTTGAAACATACATTACCAATCTCATGTATGCTAGAGATAATTTTGTAGACGATCAGTGGGAAAAGGACGCATTAACAAAAGCCATTAACAACATTAAGAAAAAATATGCCAACAAATCTTGAACATACATTGAAGTCTTTTATAAGCGTGACGGACAAGTCAAAAGTATCCGTAGTCATTCCCCTTTTTGGTTATTTTGATGACTCATCGAAGCAGTTGAACAAGGATACATTGAAGCTAACCCTTGACAGGATTTACTCGAATGTCCATCAGTTATATTTGATATTTGTGGCAGAGGAAAAAAGGCTATCGCCCAGTGTTGGGAACATTCTTGCGGCAAAGAATAAAGGAGGCAACGCCAAGGGTATATCCATGAAAGCCGGTTCGACTTATGGCGAGTACTTGCGCGCGGGAGTTACGGCGGCTCTTGAGGACACAAAAAGCCAGTACATAATTTGTATCAATCCGTGGGTTTTGCTTCAGCACAATGCTCTTGATGTCTTGGTAGACAGAATGAACCGATCCGATGAAGCCAAGGTTATTTGTGGGTTTGATGTCAATGGCATAATTGAGTCCACTAAATTTGATGGGCATATTTATAATATCCCGATAGAAGAGCGAGCCATAGACACTAATCTATTTGGAATGAAAAGAGTTTACGCGGAGATGATACCGCTTGATACGAATTATAAGACTCATTCGTTTATTGGTAGAGATGCTTGGCAGAGTATGCTGACCAAAGGTTTTGAATGTATCATTACCCAGAAAGTCCCTATCTTCAGTTTCAATGTAGATTGGACAGAATTTGAATCGAGAGAGCAGTATGAATCGGACAAGGCTTACTTTTTAAGTAAGTGGCATTATAATGTCGGAGAAATAAGTTATGGAAAATAAGATACAGAAAAAAGAAATACTCGGCGGAGAGATAAGAAAAGTCCATGTTAAAACGGACACAGGAAAAGATGTGGTTGAGTTCGAGCCTTCGCCTGATTATAGCCCAGAGAAGATAAAAGAGGATTTGTCAAAATATGGGCTACAAGCGGTTGAAAATGTGGAGGTGGTGAATCCCGTGACTGGCGTGAAATCTATCGTCACAATTGACCGTACGGGCACACACGAGGGTAAATTAGCTATAGCCATGACTGATAAGAGCCTTTCTAGGGAGCAGAAGGACTCGGTTCTCTCAATGTATCTTTGGGAGCGTGGGAAAGAGAGTGCCAGTATGCTAGTGGACTTGATGAGATACAAAGGTGCTCACACAAAAGAAACCCGTGCATTTATGAGCCAAACAAGATTTGATTTTGAAATGTTCGTTAAACTTTTTATAGAGCAGATGAGGGCGGTGGCTAGAGATATTGCCAAAGAATATAACATAGAAAAAATATCAGATTATTGTAAAGATTATTTTGAAGCAGTTGGTGGATTTAAGGAATGTGATTATTGTGCTTCAAAAGCTGGTAGCCCGATCTTGTGTTCCGATTGTTTGGATAGAAGAACCAAGATTGATAGTGTAGACACGAAAGATTTGTGGTTGAAGACAATGGTTCGCAACTGGACTGAAGCCGATAGGTTTGAAGATAGTGTGAAGAAAGTCACGGAAAACCGGGAACGACAAAAAGGCTTCGGCATTTATATAGACGCTCAAGGAAAACCATATTCAATCTTTGAGGATGAAAAGGTCGATGATGTGGTTAAACGAGATATTGAAAGATTAAAAGATTTAGAAAAAAACCAAGATGAATGAGATAACTTTTTTGGAAATGTCTTTGGGAGGTCAAAAGGTTTCAGAGATGAGTAATTTCGCATTCCTTGCTTGGGTAGGAGATAAATTAAATGGAGTCAAGGCATTTTCGGCTGATGCGGTTGAATTGACTTCATTGATACAGACTCCACCGATGAGCAGGAATATGCCAAACGAAAGAAAGGTCGAGATATTAAGAAAAATGGAAAAGCTGGGAATAAAAATACCATGAGTGTAAAGCAAACAATTAAAGGATTGCCGACAACGGAGATGTTTTTTTGTGAGGCTTGTAAAAACTATCATCCTATAGACGATTGCGAAGTCGTTATTATTCGCATGATCAAGGGAAAGAATTGTTCTATGGGTAAGCCGGTAGAAAACTTTACTAGGGATTTACCCGTGCCAGAAGCCCAGATAATTCCTGTGGTAAAAAAAGTAGTAGACAATATACCTCTAAAGGTCGATGATGACGGAGTGGGTTATCATATTCCGCCAAAAGAAATGGAAAAGATAAATGCCCAGAGAAAAAGTATTATTCCGCACGGACTAGCCTCGATGATGGTTGGGCCTGATGACCCGAACTTCGAGACGAAGGGGGCAAAAGAAGTAAGACGAGTATGACCATGTTCAAAACAACTAGAAAACCTAGAGCACCTATTGCCCAGCTTATAGAGGCAGGTGATATTGCTCGCAATATGTCTATCGCAAAAGGACTTGTATCTTCAAAGAGTATATTCGATAAATTATCAGAAATGCCAAACGCACCTATATTGCCGGGCTATCCGCCTTACTTGCCCGACAAGTGGACACTAGATGCCTCTCGTAATGTCGTATTTGATATAGTTAAAAAGTGGGTAAGTTTCAACAATGGAGACTCTGATAGGCAGGAAAAGTTTGAGCCATTTTGTAGGTTCGCAGAAAGGAGACTTGCAGAGTTGGAAAGAGTTTATCGTGCAAAGACCAGAGAAGATATGTTGAACCTAAATACCGATGATCCGATTGCCAAGATATTCTCTAACCAAAAGATATTAAGCACAAGTATGGGTATGAGAATGTTTATTACTGCTACCTTCGTAATATCGAATATCGTCAAGACTAATTCTAGCGTTTCGGATTACCTTACTTGGTTTTTAGAGGATTACACACCAAAATTAAATGAATTATGGAAAAAAGATAGAGCGGGACAGGATAAACCTTAATGCGGCTTTGGCGGCCACAGGTGAGTATTTTCGCCTTGATGATTATGAACTTGACCCAGCCGAGCGAGACGCAATGTTTGAGCCAGAAGAGCAGGATCACAGTGGATATGATGTCGAGCAGTTTATTTACAAGTTATCTCACGAAGAATTAGTAGTCCTTTTATTCAAGTCTTTGGGAACGCCTAGTCGGGAGATTGCGATCATTTTGAACTGCGGAAGGTCTCATGTCTATAAAATCATAGAGGACTTGGGAAAAAAGACGAAAAGTGGGTTATAATTACAATATGGATAAAAACGATTCTCCTATAAAATCTTTCACTAAAGCGACCAAGACTATTGTGCCGTCTCCTTCACAGGCTCTTGTATTTAATACGGAGAAACAGCGCAATGCTCAATTCCTAGACAAGGGATTAAGCAAGCCTGGCCGCGTGTCTTTTGAGGTTCTCCGTAGAGCAGTTCAATCTACTCACGCCGCCCGCATAATCGTAAACACTTTGAAAGAAAAAGTAACCAAGACAAAGTGGGTTATCAAGCCTAAAAAGCAAAATACTAAAATATCCCCTGAAATGCAGGAACAGATTGACCAAGTGACTGATTTGCTTGAACATCCTAATTTGAATGACCAGACTTTCCGAACTCTTCTTGATATGGTTCTTGAAGATTTGCTTGTGCTAGATGTGGGTTGTATTGAAAAGACTCGATATGAAGATGGAACACTTGCAGAGCTTCATTTTTGTGACGCCAGTACAATAAGACCTGTGTATGATGAATGGGGTCGTCAAGATATTGAGATAGAAATGCCAACAGAATTGGGAATGGTACAAGCCCCAGTTTCTTTTGTGCAGATAATGGATAACTCAATGTATGGAGGCCCTGAATCAGGTCAGATCGTGGCGGCTTGGCCGAAGAAAGATTTTATAAGGTTCATGCAACATCCGCAAGGAGCTATGGAAGGATATGGATATGGACTTTCGGGAATTGAAAGTGTGGTATCTGTTGTCTCAAACATTCTAAATGCGGATAATTTTAATGCTAACTATTTTGAAGAGGGTTCTTTTCCGCCTGTGATTATTCAGATTTTGGGACAAGTCAATCAAAGAGACTTGCAGTTGTATCGTGAGTACTTAATGTCAGAGCTTGCGGGTCAATATCATCGCCCAGCAGTTATGGCAGGTGGAAATGATTTGAAGGTGCATAACCTAAAGGACTTGACTAATCGTGATATGGAGTTTATGGAATACATGAAGTTTATGGTTAGACTTCTCGCGGCGGCTTATGGTCTCTCGGGACAAGATGTCGGGCTTACTGATGATGTCGGTTCAAAGAATGTGTCAGAAACGCAGAGAGATATTACACAGGAAAAGGGATACAGCTCTATCCTTCACCTTTTGAAAGAAGTATTTAATCAAGAGATAATTTGGAAAGATTTTGGATTCAAGGATTTGGAGTTTGACTGGGTAGCCGATGACTCGCTTGATCCGAAAGAAGCGGCAGATATTTTTCAACTGCAACTTCAGTCTGGTGTTTGCACAGTAAATGAAGCTCGTCAGAAACAAGGTTATGAAAAGTATGAAGAAGACTGGGCTAATCAGCCTATGGTTCTTACTACAACTGGTTATATTCCTATCATGGCTTCTAATCCTGAAGAAGAAGGGCAAGATCAAGATAAGGAAATCGGTCAAGACAAACAGCCAGACGAAAAGAAGCCTGAGGGTGAATCAAAAGAAAGACTGAAGGATGGAAACGCGGGTGGAGAAAAGATTTATCGAGATCAAGAGAAAACTCCTGATGACAAAGGTGCTGTAAAAGAGAAGTCTATGGAGGAAGAAAAATTGAAGGTTAAAAAACCTGTGGAGGTTTTGTCTACTAGACAGCCCGACAGAGTTGAAATTAAGGAAACGAAGTCAAGAGTTGAAGATGCTGTTTATAAGCCAATAAGCAGAAGTGTTGGTCAAGAGATAACCAAGCCACAAAACAATTCTGATATTAAAGCTCAACTTGCTGGACTAAAAGCACAAATATCTGATTCTTCAAAGAAACAAGAAGGTGTGATAAGAAATATAATGGATAGTATTAAGATGCTTATTGGCAAGGTGACTGGTCAAACTCCTCCTGCTCCTATCAAGACACAGAATAAACCGGACTTTGATGAAAATCCTGCTATGTTTGGAACTCTAATACTTGATGATGGTCTTAAAAATAAAGTATATAAGATTTTCCATGATAGTGATCTGAACGCCGCACAAAAGTTCGGGTTTAATTGTGCTACTTATAAATACAATTTTGAGAATGCAAAGTTTGATCTTGTGCAAAAGATTACTGCTAACCCAGATATGTACGGAGGTATAATTAGAAGTGATGATATAAATGGCGCGAAGTATATTATTTGCGTTAAAAAACAATAAAATGATAACAGCTTTACAAAATGGAAATGGAAAAGGAACAGTCACTACAGGATCACCCGTATCTTTGGCGACTTTGGCTACCCCGCAAGTCACAGGACGAGCCATTAGAGTAGTTATCACCGCCCTTGATACAAACGCAGGGACTATTGTAGTGGGCAATTCAACTGTGGTCGCTTCCCCTTCCGCCTCGTGCGTGGGTGTTCCATTATTACCAACCTTTTCGCAGACATTTACAGTATCTAGTCTTAATCAGCTTTGGATAGATGGCACTAATACTGGAGATGGTTTTGCATTTTATTTTGAAATAACAACATGAAAAGATACTTATTCTCGGCAATTCTTTTGGCTTCAATGATTCCATTTGTGGCTAACGCACAAACGGCTAGTCTTTGGAAGGTTTTAGGTGGAGTATTACAACCAGTCATAAGTTCTTGGACAGTTGAAGTTCCATCTCTAGCGGGGTTACCTTGTATCGGGACTGATGGATCTGGTAATTTTCAGTCGGGTACATGTTCTGGAGGCTCTGGAGGTTCTGGTGGAGGAACATTCTCAACAACTACATATAATACACGCTTATTACAGTTTCCATATACACAGATGATAACATCTTTATATGGTTCATCGACATCGACTTCACCTTTTTGGTTTGACCCTTTTTCAGACACTTCATTTATTAAAAATGCAACTTTTACAGGAGCAACATCAACAAATCTTGCTGTAACTGGTAACTTTAATTTTTTAGGTACAACAATCACTAATATAGCTACGTGGTTCACTTCCTATTTCAATTCCAATTTTGCTACGCAAACAACAGACAACTTGACGCAAGGTTCTACAAATAAATACTATTCAAATTCATTGTTCGCTTCCAGTTTAGCGGGGACGACTACAGATGCTTTACCGCAGGGTTCGACTAATAAGTATTACAGTGATTCACAGGTAGCTTCGTATATTGTCGGTTCGTCTACTATTCCAAAAGGTACGCCTACATCTGGTAATGTTCTACTGGGTAACGGTTCTGTTTGGACTTCAGTCGCCACCTCCTCTCTCGGCATATCAGGCGGCGGCGGCACCCCCGCAGGTTCTACAGGTCAACTTCAATTCAATAATGGAGGAGTGTTTGGGGCGACGTCAAGTCCAGTAGTGGGGTATATTACAGCGACTACAACATCAAGTTCAACCCTCCCAACTCTTTCCTCAACAAACTTCTACACTTCCGCCCTCTCTCTCGGTGCTTCGGCAATAAGTTACATTCAAGGACTGTTTAGTGCCACTGCCCCTATCGTAGATACTGCGGGAGTTATCTCATGTAATACAGCTTCAGGTTCACAAGCAGGATGCCTTTCATCCGCCGATTGGACTACTTTCAACAATAAAGGTGCTGGCACAGTCACAGGCGTCACAGGAACATATCCTATTTCAGTCACGGCGGGTGCGGCTCCAGTCGTGTCTCTACTGGATATGGCCACAGGTACTATTTCATCGGGTACTGGAATAAGCGTCACAGCAGGTCAAAAGGTCATAGGTACAGGGCTTACTATCACGAACACAGGCGTAACCTCTCTCGGTAGCGTCACGGGTGCAATAGCCACAGGCACTATCACCTGTGCAGGCACAGCTTCATGCGGTGCAGGTTCGTATGTTCTAGGCTCTAATCTCACTATCACAGGTGCAGGAAGCGCATCAGGTCTTGGAACATCCTCTCCATGGACTGTAGGCAATCTTGCCTATGTTTCAAGTAGTGGGGCGGTATCGTCTGTAGGGACTTCAACCCTTTCAGCCACATCGCCTCTTACGGGTTCATTCACTCAAGTAGGTTCAGGGGGTGCGCTTGGAATACAGGTAGCGAACACTTCTCAAGGAGGTTATCTCTCTAATACGGATTGGAATACATTTAACGGAAAACAAGCGGCAGGTTCGTATCTTACTTCTGTAACTGCAGATTCTCCCCTCGGAGGTTCAGGAACATCAGGCTCACACTTAACCTGTGCCACCTGCAACACTACGAACGCTACAGTCTCGTCCGTGGCCATGACTACTCCAACTGGAT